ATTCAACATGTCCTCTTTTTTCAGCATCAATTCTTTTACTAGATAAATCTAATATATTCTTTAAAGACTGCTCCAATTGTGCATATGCGTTATTTTGATTGTTTTGGCGTGTAATATCAATTTCTTTAGTTTTTCTGTTATTTAATTCTGTTTGCAAAGAAAGTTTTGTATTTAATAATTCAATTTCTCTTGCAGAATCAGTTAATCCTCCTGATTTAATATTTTTTGTCGCTAATGCGTATTTTTGCCCTTCAAGTTGTAATTGTTTTTGTAATTCTGCACTAAGTTCAATTTGCCCCTTCTTTTCAGCATCCATCTTCTTAATTATTAAAGAATATACTCCTTCTAATGCCTGTTTTTGTTGTGCGTAAACATTATTAGAAATACTACTATTTGTTTTACTTTCTTGATTAATTACTGAATCATATTCTTTTTGAGCAGTTTTCAAGACGTTTAGTAATTTAATTCTTTGATCAATGTCTGTGTTACCTGCTAATTTAATACCTTTATCCATAAATTCTTTTGCACTAATATTTGCAGCTTTATATTGTTTAATTAAATTTTCTATTTCTATTGATATCTTGTTTATCGTTTCCGTACTTGTTCCTGTATTACCAGTACCTAAAGATTTAGTTGCTTTCATAGCATTATCTGCTGATATTTTTATTTTATCAAAAGAAGATTTAATTTCATTCAATTTAGCAGTTAAATCTTGAGGAACATTAAACCCCCTTATATCTATACCGCCAAGTTCTGCTTTCAATTCCCTTAAAGCTTTTGCGTCATTAGGACTTATAAAAGAATTTGATTTACTTCCATCTAATTTTAAAATGTTATTTTGAAATTCAGCCTTAAATTTTGCTAAATCTTGACCCATTTTATTAATAGTATCTTGGTTTAACCTTTTAATTTTCCTAGTTGATTCAACCCACTTCTCCCCAATTACTTTTCCTGCATCATCATGCACTTGTATAAGTTTTTGAGTAATCTGTACAGTTTGACCAGTGGCGGTTTTAAGTTCTCCTACTTTTTGAACTGCTCTTGAAATCCCATCTTTTTCCACCATATCTATTTTTATATTTTTAATGTTATTTAACTTTTCTATATCCCTAGTAATATCTTTCCAACCACTACGTATTCCATTTGTAGTATTTCCAAATTCTTTACCTAATTTTTCTAATCCTTTTAATGCACTGTCACTAATATTTAAATCAATTTTTAAATTATGGTTATTCTTAAACCAATTTTGAATCTCTGTCATTTGTGTGTTAATTATTTTTTGAGAATTTGCAATATCTATTTTTATAAGAATACCAGAAAAATCATCTGCCATAGTTTAACCACCTCTTTTTTATTTTTGTTTTATAAAATAGAAAACTCTATTCGAAAAATAGGCAAATAAAATACCCCTCATAAAGAGAGGTTGAGTATTAAAAACTTTATTGATATAATTTTTGTTCATCAAATTTACCTTGTATGTCATTCTTTAAATCTTGAATTTGTTGCTGTTCTCTCATATCTTTTTTATAACTATTTGGATGGGAATTATAATATTTTTGTAAATTACTTTGATTCGAATTTCTATGAATATTAGTATATAATTGTGATACTACGCAATAAATTACAAAAAGTATTATTAAAGTTCCAACAATATCTCCAATATGAATTTTAGATTTCCACATTTAAATTCACCACCTGTAAATTATTAACTATCAGTAGTATATGATATACTATATGAAAATACAACTAATTTTATTGCACAACAAAAAGACATTTTGATAACCAAAATGTCTAAAATTCTGCAATAAAATAATTAAAAACCAAAAAATAAACATGTATTAGAATCTATTAATTCTTCTAACTTCTACGCTAATGGCATTTTTAACTCTAGTAACTATATCTGCTTGTATTTTTACAATTGCTTTTTCTATGAAATGTGCAGCACTTCTATCATGAAATCTGTCATTTACTCCTTCCCAAACTCCACCCCATGAAAACCCATCATTTAACCAATCTGCTATTTCAACGTAATCTCCTTTACTAATTCCTAATTTTGCAGATCCATATAATGAAGTATGCCTTGTTTTTTCTGGATCAAAATAAACTTTAAATTGTATTGAATTTTGAGTAACTATTATATCTGACGCAGTTATCGAATTGAGTAGGGAAAAACTTCTTTCATAATTAGGAGATGCAGGAATATTATATACACATTCTTGTACTGCTTGCTGTAATTCTGAAACTGCAATTGCTTGAATAGCTCTTAATTGTCTCTGAAAATTACTAGACCTTAATAAATTATCAATCGCACCAGAAACAGACATTATATCTCACCATCAATTGCTTGTTCTATATTTACCTTATTCATAACTATTTCCATAATCTGTGGAGTTACTTCTGGCATTTTCTGTAATACTTCTTTAATCCATTCACTTGCTTTATCAACTTCTTCTTTTGGCAAAGCATCAATAATTTCACTTAATAAATTCAAATTTATTAATTCATATATATAAGCAATTAAACTAACCGCATCTTCTGGGAGAGGGATATTAGTCATAAACTTTACAATTAAAATATGGAATAAATAAATACTATCAGTGTATTCATCAATATTTGTTCCACTTTCTTTTAGTTGTTCATTAATTGACATATATTCACCTATTAATTTTGGTATGTCTGTTTTCTTAAAATATTTATTTACTATCATTTCGTATTTTCCATCCATAAGAGGAACTACTGTTTTCTCATTAAATTTAGAGTTTTCCTTGTGGACTGCACTTAGAGTAAGTTTTTTGTTATTTGCCATTTATATTTCCTTCTTTCATAAATTTATTAATTTATTTTTAATTCTATTCCATATTCTTTAAACTTATCTATCAATCCTTTTAGACCGTTTTTCATATCTTTGGGATAAAGTTCTAATAATTTTAAATCATTATCTAAACATATCTCTTGTTTATCTTTTATTCTCTTCTTATAACCCTCTCTTCGTTGCATTCCAAAATACTCTACAATTATTCCATCTAATAAAAACCAATCGCAACGTTTAAATCCACATCTAGCATCATTTGTAAAAGCAGAGTAATATGCTTCTTTTTTATACTCTAAACTATTATCTATGAATAAATTGGTAATAATTAATTCTGGTTGTGAAAGACACAAATCATTGTTCTTTGACCTATAAGTTTTAGATGAAAACATATTCCCATCATAATTAGGTTCTAAACCTGCTGACTGACAAGCATTAATATAACCTCCAAAACAACGTCCATATGTTTGAGAATGTGCCATTCCTTTATTTGCGTCTACCTCAATTGCAATAGGAGTTCTTCCTAATATATTTGCGAATTCTCTTAAATCTTTTGTTAACTTTTCTCTGTCATAATCAACATATATATGTGCTTCTGGGTTTTTATTTAATCCTAAATTTTGCCCTTGCCCCATAATTGAACCAGTAGTTCTATTGAATATTTCCCCTAATTCCTTATTTGTTTTTACCAAATATAATTTCTTAAGTAATTCTGAATCCTCTTCACTCCATTTCTCGCGATTAACCAATCCCAATCTATAACCTTTAGTGATTATAGAAGATTCTGTTCTATTAGGAAGTAAAATTGCCAACTCCTTTGTAGACATTGTTTTATAGTTTTTATGTAATATATTCAACTCATCTTCACTATAATCGGAATGAATTAAGCGTTTAATTTGCAATTTTGAAGCTTGATGTAAAATAGTATCTTTAGGAAACGGTTTCAATAACTCTAATAATACATCCCAATCCGTAGTGGGATAATATTCGTATAATATTTTTGTATGTTCTATAGTCCAATTCCCTTTTTTCTTAGGAATATTTTTGATTTTTAATATTTTATATATATAATTACAACTAGAAAGACTATGTTGTTTGACTATTTCTTCTAATGGAACATCATTGATATAATCGTTTACTATAGCATCATAATCCTTTTGTCTTATTGCCATTTTTTTATACCTCCAATAATTTAATAATAGTATTAATCTAATAACTCCATATCCTCCAAACCATTATATATAAATACAAGGGAAGAATCTTGGAGGTGACTCAATCAGGTTTATAACTCCTGATTTTCCCTTGTAAATCTAACAACATAATATCAAAACAAAACATTCACAATCGAATCAAAATAAACATCAAACACTTCCTAATAAATCCCTTAACCAAACCATCCTTAATTAAAACTTCCTCACCATAATCTTGCTTCTCAAACTCTTCACTATAATAATCTTCATATTCCTCATAATAATCCCTACAAGGAAATTCAATAATCTTACCCATAATTATACCAACTTCTCTATGTATTCATCACTTTTCTCCTTATACTTCTTCCTAATCTCCCTTATCATCCTACGATGCAAACCCACACATCCCTTCTTTATGTCCTTCACAACAACAAAACTATCTCTACTACCACAACCCAAATCTCTACCTCTCACAAACAATTCTATCAAGTCCTCACGGTTATCAAATTCTTCAATTATCCAATCTAAATCAAATCCTGCTAATAAATTAATTTCTCTTAATTTACTAATCTCATTCTGCAATTCTAAATTAATCTTACCACAATCATCACAATCGCACTCGAACCAACTAAAAGGATAAATAGTAGAATAATAACTCCACTTATAATCACCTCTGCCATTTTCTGCGTTGGAGAAAATATTGAGATGACCACCAAAATTACCATTGGTATCTTTAATTACATATGCTTTAGTCATTTATGTATCTCCTCTACTTACTAAAGTGTTAGAGCAAATGTTTTTATTTACTCCACACACCTAGTATAGCACAGGATTTACAAAAGTGTCAATAGCACTATTACAAAATATTAAAATCTCTTATATTAAAACAATCAACACTTATTTATGTCCATCTCTATATTCAATCAAATCATCTATTTTACAATCTAAAACTAAAGCGAACCTAACAAGAACATCAAGCATCATATTATTATTATCTGACCGCATGATTTGATACATCCTTTGAGGAGAAATCTCCATCCTGTTTGCCAAAAAAGTTTTTGTTGCTCCAGTGCGTTTTTGGAATTCACTAACTTTTTTCTCTATTAAATTTTCAATTATTACTTTCATTAATATCACTCCAATCTAATATCCTATTAACTATTATACCATTGCATCTCTCTATACGAAAGTGTCAATAATCTTATAAACTTTATGTTAATAAGACTATATCATGGAGCGATTGGAGTGTCAAATAATATTATTTATTTATTAATTAACAAAAGAACTATATTTGATAACCATACATGTCTTCTTAATTTTTATATCCTTTTTTAAAATTAATAACACAAGATATTGTATTTGGTGAAACACAATATTCTTTTGCTAATTCTTTTTGACTATATTCACCTGTCTTATACTTACTTCTTATTTCTAATATTTGTTTTTGATCTGTTATTTTTATATTTTTCATATGTATCTTCTCTAAATATTTGCTCATTTTTTGTTTGGTTTCGTCCGAACGTGTTCTGCCCATGTTGCTTTTACTAATCTTTTGCTTATGTTCTTCGGAAAATATGTGGTTAGTTCCAGCATTTCCACTTTCACCACCCGAAGATAAATTATAATAATCCAAACTTTCTAATGCTCCATGACTTTTAATGATTTCTATTTCTAAACTATTTAATTCTTCTTTAGAATAAGCAATGGCAACTATTTCTTTACCAAAATTACATTTCCCATATTTTTTAATTGCACGAGATAATATAATCCCACTTCCCAAATAAACCTTCCACTTTTTATTTTTATTGAATGTTGATTGTCCTATGTATTTTTTTCCATTAATCATATTCGTAGTCACATAAATAAAACCATATGGATCTAAAATTTCTACCTCATTAACAATCTCTTCTTTAAATTCAACATTTTCCATTAACAAATCATCTCTCTTTCTTTTTGTTTACTCTCATTTTTTGGGCATATAAAATACTAGCAAGACAAGGGGAGAGCACCCTTTGATGATGGGTAATTAATCCATCATTCTTGCTAGTAAAACTGTTGTTATTAAGTTAATAACACAAAAAATCCATCAAAATACGATGGATTGCTTCTATTATTAGATTCCAAAACATTGTCAATTAATTTTATTTTATACTTTACAAATCAATTCCAATCTGGTATAATGATAAAGGTGGTACAAATAGAAAATAATATAGAAAGGAAGTGATATTATTATCAGAGATGGGCCTTGAGATATTAGATTACATAATGATGAAATCCTAACAACATTGTAAGTCGTAACAAATAAAAAAATAAATTAAATTAATGAAAGAAGGAATTAAAAACATGACAACAACAATTGCAAACGAACTACAGGTATTCATGAGTGAACAATTTGGACAATTAAGAGTTGTTGAATATAATGGAAAACCGTATGTAGTAGGAAACGATGTTGCTAAAGCATTGGAATATGCTAGACCATATGAAGCAGTTACTTCACATTGTAAGGGGGCGGTAATTTACCGTGTCCTTACAAAAGGAGGAGAACAAGACGTTAAAATTATTCCAGAGGGTGATATTTATAGATTAATCACTAAAGCGGCAGATCAGAGTAAAAACAAAGATATAAAACTCAAAGCTGAAAAATTTGAATCATGGGTATTTGATGTTGTACTTCCTACAATCAATAAAACTGGCGGTTATATAGCAAATGAAGAAAACTTCATTGATACATATTTGCCATTTGCAGACGAACCAACAAAATTATTATTCAAATCTACTCTTGCAGTTATTACCAATCAAAATGGAATAATTGCCAAACAACAAAATGATATTGATTATAAATCTGATATTATTAAAGGATTGGTCGAAGATATACCTCTTGCTTCTAAAAGACAAATTCTTAATCGTGTGGTAATGAAATGTAGTAATTTTAACGATAGATGGTCTGAACTTTATAAAGCATTTGAACTAAAATATAAAACTAGAATAAATGCCAGAATGGAATTTTATAATAAAAATCATAAAACCAAACTAAGAAGCAAATTAGAATATATTGAGGAAATTGGTATGATAGATGAGTTATATTCTATAGCCTGTAAATTATACGAGAATGAGGTAAATGTTTTAGTTGAGGAAATGTATAGATTGCATGAGATTGTTTAATTGGTAAGTAAGCAAGTAAGAAATAATATTATGTAATTTATTTGATTTGATTTTAAGAGACTCTAATCCACTAGAGTCTCTTTTCTTTTGATAATTTAATCACATAATTTATCATTATAAGCCATCTAAAACCTCAAAATCATTCAGACCCATACAATCCATACCAATAATAAATTCTAACTCGACACAGACGATTGTGGTGCGTGTGATTGGATTGTGGATTGATTGAGATGGGATTTTTGTTGTGGGATTTTTAGAGATAGATATTTGGATGAATTAAAATACTTGAGGGATTAAGTTGTAATTTTAATCCCTTTGGTAATTATTATTTAATGTCCTTTGATTTATCAACTTCTTCAATAACTTCTTTATTAGTTTCCACAAATTTAACTTTTCTTAACATATCATTCTTTTCTTCTGCAAATGTTCTTAAATCATAAAATGACGATGTAGTTGAAATATCTGCATGTTGACCAATATGCTTGCTTACAAATTTTAGATCCATACCACTAGCAAGGTAATTACTTATTGCCGAAGCTTTAAAGAGGTGAGGATTTATTCTTCTTCCTAATATATCTGACAAAACATTTGAACAAAGATCGTCTGCCCATCCTAAAGCGATTTGATTATACGTCCCATTGTGCTTTACTGTGAATAAATATTCGTGTTCATATTCTCGTTTTTCAACCCATAATTTCAGATAATATAAAGTAGTAATTGGAACTATATACTCACAAGGATGCCCATCTTCCGATGCCCCTTTTTCTCTAACAGTATTTGACATTACATATTCTGCACCTTCAATTACTGGTTTATATATAATTTCAGTTTTAAATCCTCTAAGCCCTCCCCTTCTTGCACCAGTATTGAAAGCACAAGATACCCAGGCGACAGCTAAATAATTTTTATCTTCCATTAATGTATCTATTAATATTTTATATTCCGCTTCTGTTATTGCTATTTTATTATAGACATAATTTTTTGGTATCTTTATGTCTGTTTTCGTGAAGTTGTGAAATGTTTCATATTCTTTCATTTCTTCGGATAGAATTCTTTCTGCATATTCACAAATTGTACTTACACAACTCTTTTTAAATTTAATTCCTGAACTAGACATTCCTCTGTTAATTAAATAACTTAAATATCTATTAAAATCTCTTTTAGTAATTTGATAAAATGCTTTATCATTTAATGCTGTTTTAACCCAAAAAGTGAACTGCTTGATTCCACTACGATATTGTGCCTTAGTTTGTGCCGAGAGAAGAGGGTGCATTTCTTCAAATTCTCTAATGAGTTTTATGTTTTCAGGATTACAAGTTAAGAACATCTCGTTAGTTACCTCTGGTAATTTTGGTGCTATTTCTCTAAGCATATTCTTATTTATTTTCTTGGTTTTATCTCTAATTCTTCTTGCCATTAGTTCACTTCCTTTTGCTTATTTAAATAATCATCTTCATATATCCATCTAAACCCACCGCTTTTATGTTGTATTCCCTTACAACATGCAAATATATTATTTGAATTTGTTTCCTTACGTGCTTCTGTCATTGTCCTAAAAGTTGTAATATAATTATAATCCAAGTCTAATTGAACAACTCTTCTCTTAGTCATATCTCTATTTTCATAATCTATTTTATTAAAAGTTTGTTCGTTATATTTATCTTTATATATCCATAGAAAACCATAAGCAGAAGCACCATCTCCACTGAGACAATTTCTTATATTTGATGCATACCCGTTTATAGATTTAGAAGCTTCATCTGCATTTTTCCACTCTGAAATATATTTTCCATCCAAATCTAACTGAATAATTGTTTTAGAGCGTATGTTAGATAATAAATCTTTTGTCTCTTGTGTATGATTCCATCCAAATCTTAATTTAGAAGCATCACTCATTTTCTTTCTTGTTTCTTCAGATATTTTAGCACCTCTATTACTTTCCGCAAATTCTAGAATGTTGTAACCAAACTTATTATTAAAACACCGAGTTTGATTTATCCAGAATTGCTCTCTTTCTGTTAAATTAATAATGTCACAAGTTTCTACAATTTCTATATAAAAATTTTCTCCACCATCTTTATCCCATGCTCTTTGAAGATGTATATTATGGCAATTTCCTTTTGGTAATGTATAAATATATCCAGAACTAATTCTGTTCCATAAATCCATTGCTTGACCTATATATACTTTTCCACTTCTTATATTTGTTATTTTATAAACACCACTTACATTTCTATATTTCTCTAAATTTTCCATATTACATTTGACATCTAGTAATTTAGTATCTAAAGAATCATTATAAAACCCCATACTATTTTTAATATAATAATAACCACCACATTTAACTAATATTAAATAAGAGAGTTGCAAATTATTTGACATTTCTAACAAAGACGGAAAATATTTATTCTTTTCTATAAATATTTTTATAATATTTTGTATATTGTTTTCGTTAATATAGAGATATAGTTTATGTAAATTATTACAAACCTCATAAATATTTAAGTTTAGTTCAAATATCATATTGATGATATTATCCTTATTTCTATAAATAGATTCCCTTAATTGGGTATATCCCATATTAAATATATCTTCAAATTTATTATTTTCTAAAAATGTGTGTAATTCTTTCAATCTGTTAGAGTAGGACTTCCAGTAACCAGAATCATTTTTACTTAATAACCCTAATTCTGCCTTCTTCTCCTTTATTTCAGTAACTTTAATATGAGAACATAATCTACAAGAATCATTATCAATAATATCTCTTTTTTGTTTATTATAATCTCTAATATATACCTTTTGAGGAGTTTTACAATAATCACACTCATATTCTATATAAGTATTAGATTTAGGGTCAACATCTTCAATTTTGACTATAAATATACTTCCGATTTCTGTAAAAGCATACCCTTTGTCTATATAATATTCTTTATTCCATTTAGACCAAACTATTTCTACCTCTGTACTAATTAACATTATTACAACACCGTCCTTCGTATTATTTGTCCTCCAAAAAGTAATAGCAGGAAACCAATAGGACTAATTGGCTTTTCGGGTTGCACTCCCTATCCTGCAAATGTGTAAATCAATTAATCTAATCAACATAATCAATCACACAACAAAAAACACCTCATTCTCAAATAAATGAAGTGCCTGAGTTCTATAATTGATTAAATTATTTATGTATTATTATTTAACTGTTTTCAATTTATCTTCAATTAACTTCTTTGCTTTCTTTTCTTTGTTCCTTCTTGCTCTTGCCTTCTCAATAATATGATACTCTTGCCACCCATTATCAATTTTTGAATATCCAATCCAACGATAATCAATTTCTGGATATCTATAATGAAACATTTTCTTTTTCAATTTTGCCGTAGCATCAGCTTGACCTTTCACATCCCAAACAATTATTGAATCATCTGCGTAAGTCAAAACATAATCTGCAACATATTTTATGGCAAGAATGTTTTCATCTTTATATTTGCATTTTGGTTGGAGTTCATATTTTACTTGTCTCTTATATCCTTTAATTGTTCCATTTTCTAATCCTACTTCTACTATTTCTTTGAAAAATTTAAGTTCTAATTCAGAATCATATTGAATTCCTTTATATGTACGCTTTAACTTACCCTCTTCCGATAAATTAACGTGAAATTTACTGTATTTTTTCTTTGCCATATTTTATACTTCATCTCCTAATATCCTAATATCACAAAAAGGCATCACAATAGAGCAATGCCTTTTAATTATTTTATATTTATTTATAAAACACATAACCAATACCAATTCTATTTCAACAACTTTACATCATCACTACTTACATCATCACTACTTACATAACCCTTTTTAAGCAATTGTTTCCACAACCACTCTAATCCCTTTCCTGTAACCTTTGTTGTAAAATCTGTAATAATACTTCCAAATCCATTACTATGAGTACTTGGTTTAAGTTCAAAATATCCTGCATCAATATATCTTTGATAAGGAATATTCCATTCACCATCACTATCTTGTAATATATTTTCTATTCTTAATATTTCAAATAGCTTTTTCTCGCCAATTGTTTTATTATTTTTAA